CTGGACAACCTTAAACCTTTTCTATAGGTAGGACTTTCATTAAGGAATGTTTTCACATGCTGTTCAACATGTTGTGCAAAGAGACTAACTTGTCTGTGCATTACATCCTGATCTAGATCATTACCTTCTGGCCCTAGCAGATTATATATATCCTGTACTAATGTGTCTATTGTTTTCATAATAAAAAAAAGGGAGGGGTGAGAATTGGTAAAAAGCCCCCTCCCATACTCCTTTCTTTAAGATGCTAGGGAAATTTCTTCATCAGTTTCATCAGCAGAGTATCCTTTAGTGTGAACTTCAAAGTCTTCTCCATCAGCTTCAGAAGCATAAGGAACAAGGTCCATAACCTGAACCCCCAACAAATGACCACTAATACCCTTACGACCACCAAATTCCCAAGGATAAGCCCGATACCTTACATTAACAGTGGACCCATTCCCCACAGCCGTACCCATCATAGTACGTTTCTGTGCATCTACAAGAGTAGGAGCACGATTAAGTTCTCCTGTCTTTTGATTACGAACCTTCCGTTTAACAGTAACGAAGTCACCCCGTTCGTCACCCTTGTTCTTAACATCCAAGCCATCTTCTTTAACGATAGCTAGATTTTCTTTATCCAGATTACAAACATCAATGGACCAAACCCCATCACTATCAAATGTAGTATTGGGTGCTACAATAGAAGCCCAATATGCTGTTCCAGAAATAACATTTACAGATCTTTTTACTTCAGACATTTTTACTTTTCTCCTTTGTTGAATTTAAAATGTATTATCTCATACTTTAAAACAAATGTCAATGATTTTCTTAGTGTGTCTCAGCCCATGTCTCTCCTTCTTTCCATGTAGAATCTAAAGGACAATTAAGTTCCAGTGTTTTCTCTGTGAATTGAATAGCTTCTTTACTTATCTTACCAAATTCCTTTACATCTTTCTTGGCAACTTCAAACTGATACTCATCATGAATGGAAGCTACCAACTTAGCATCAAGGCCAGCTTGTTTAACTCGTTGTGTCATGTTCACCAACCAATCTTTACACACAACTGCTCCTGCTCCCTGTATATAGGTATTCAGGGCAGCATGTGGTGATCTAATCTTTAGAAATCTTCCATCAATCCCTTTTACTTTATGTTTTTTGGAAGCCACATTCTGTATGTTTTGTTTAACTCTTTTCATGGCTGGCATGTTCTTTAAGAATTTCTTTATTAAAGTTTCTCCTGTTTCATAACCACCCCCTACTATTTTACCAATCTTTTCTGGACCTGCTCCATACATAAAAGCATAGATAAAAGTCTTGGCCTGATCCCTATCAGTTAGACCAGCCATTTTCATATTGGCTGTATGTACATCACCATTCAATACTTCATTTGTATATGATTTATCATTCATTATACTGGCAAGTACACGTAACTCAAGACCAGAAGCATCTGTGCCTACCAAAGAATGAGTGTGAGGATTAGGTACAGTCCAACAATCTCTGCATTCATATCCAAATGGACTACGTATGGCTGGTATCTGAGCCATGTTAGGACTGTGATGAGCCATACGACCTGTAATAGTACGTAAGGTTAATACTCTGCCATGTACCTTGCCAGTGTTATCCTTATAGGAATCAATCCATGATTGGATTTGGGCAATACGTTTCTGTAGAAGAAAGAACCTTGCAAACTTCTTGGCTTCCTCCATGCTGATGGTTGATAGAACATTCTCATTTACAATTACATTATCTTTGTCTGTATAATGAGTAGGCTTCCATCCTCTTTCTATTAGACGGTCAGCAATTTGTTTACGAGAACCTATATTAAATGGTATGTATTTTGTCTTGGTCTTTAGTTCCACTACAGTGGGTGGAAATTCTTTTAAAGACCACTCCGTTAAAGAATGAGCTTCATCAGATAATCTGGACAGTAAAGTTATTGCTTTACGTATGTCCAAAGCAAAGCCATTCTTCTCTTGCTGATCTATGATAGCCCTGACTTTATGTTCCAGATCAATAGCATAGGAAGAGAACCCTTTCCCCTCATCGTTTAAACGGGCATACACTTTCTCAGTCAAGAGGACATCATTCTTACAATACTCAAGCATCTCTTCTGTATACTCAGAAAAATTATCACACTCCATCTTACAGAAACCAACCCTGTCTCCCCATGCTGATAGACTGTGCCCCTTCTCTCTTACTGGATCAAATAACTGTGACATTATCATTGTATCTTTTATTTGACTCAGTTTAATATTAGTACTTAGCAACCTATTTAAAGCAGGAGCATCAAAAGATACCCCATTGTGCATTATAAACTTATCAACTGTAGTGGTCCAATCTTTAAATTGATTTAGATTATGATCGTCCCACACTAACACCTGTGATGTTTGAATATCTTTTGCTACTATGCAATGGATCTTCGTTGGGTTTAGAGAGTCTGTCTCTATATCTACGATTACGTTTTTCATATTCCTCATCCTGTCCACACCAGTTACACTCCTCTCCTTTTCCTATACCCATCATAGAGTTTTCCACAGGACACCAATGGTCCCACATTTCCTGTATCATACAGCAAAACTTTCTCCACACCCACACTGAGATGTGGCATTAGGATTAACAATTTTTAAGTAAGAACCTGCTATGTTGTTGGTAAAATCTATAATGGTATTCAGTACAAACATCATAGCTTCAGGTTGCACACATAAGTAACCCGTCCTAAGTTCAAACTTATCTTCGGTATTAAACTTGTCTGGTATTTCTTCTTGCAGTATGGTCCACTCATAGGTGAACCCTGCACAACCACCTCCCTTTACACCAAGCATAACACCTTGAGCATTATGATCTTTAATGATATCAGACAGATGATCATTGGCAGTATCAGTGATGGTAAGTAAAGCCATGCTATCCTCTCATCAATTTAAATAGACATAAAACGTAGGCTGTAATTACAGAAGACAGCCATATTCCAAAGCTGTTGGTAAAGCCTAATTCCTCCACATGGGTTGTAAGAATAAGAACTGTTACCAACATTATTACCCAAGATAATATCGGTATAAATATAAGAAAAGGAGTCCATTTAAGAAGGGTATTTACTATTGTTGTCAAGGTCTGGATCATCTTTAGATTCCTCTTCTGATGAATTAGAAAAATTCATATCTACTTTTTCCGTATCTTCTATATTTATTTTAAAGAAAGGCTCATTGCTTTTATACTTATTATCAATATGGACTATCTCTGAATCCTTTACAGTACTACCATCAGTAAACCATCCCCATGAACAATCATAATTAAAGACTACAAAAGTTAAAGTTCCCTTAGAGCCTTCCTTTATCCATTTTTCTATAAGTCTTTTCTTACGGTAAGGGATACGAACATCAGGAAATGGATAGTATTCTCCCTTCCAACCTTTCTTTACTTCCACCTCAAACTGAGCCAGTTGATCATCTTTCATACATCTAATATCAGCATTATAATTTTCCCTTTTATCTATGCCATGATAACCATTCCTTTCAAGCCAAGGTAATATAGCCTTTACTGCTTTAGGATGATTAGCATTATATAAACTTTTATTAAATTTCATACGTGGAAAATTTTCTTTTCTAACTTCCATTACTCATCTTCTCCTGTGTCAAATGGGTTATCAATCTCAGTCATTCTACCTGTCTTTCTGTCATAGAATAGATGGGTAGCTATGCCTGTCTCTCCGGTGTATCTGTTTTTCAAGATACGTACTGTCGTAGTATTGGAAAGTATCTCATCATCTTCTTGTTGATTTCTTTCCAAGGCTATAACTCCATCACTTAGATGGGCTATACTGGCTGATCCTCTGAGGTGAGACAATGATACTTCCTTCCCCTCCTCATGTCCACGATCACCAGAGGGTCTACGTAGATGGGACACTAAGAGTAACCCTATCCCTGTCTGTTCCACCAATGATCTTAGCTTGGTCATTAACATGTCTATTGATTTCCTCTCATCTCCAAATGATTCTTCCTGTCCACTCACCAGTATGCTAAGATGATCCAAGACAACCCACTTACATCCCAAAGCCTGTGCCATAAACCTGACCCTACTCAGGATTTCATCATTACCTATACTACCAAAGTGATCGAAGGCAAAGAACCTGCCAGAGTTAATGGTACTCTCTTGCCATTGCTCCAATTCTTCCCTAGTGAAACCTTCTCGTACCTCTTTAATATACAGTCTGGAAGAAGCCTCCACACTCATGATATTCCATGCCGTATTTTTGACACTTTCTTCCAGAGCCAGTATGCCTATATTGTCTTCCGTATTTTTCAAGAGATGGTGCATTAACTCTCTCATGATAGAGGACTTGCCCATGCCAGCACCAGAGGTAAAGGTAAGCAACTCCCCTGTCCTCATGCCATAGGTCTTCTCATTCATCTTAGGCCAAGGGTATAGACAAGTCTCACAATACTCCTCATCATACAAGCTATTGCCAATATCTTTAAGGTTAATTATACCAGCAGGAGTGTAGGGTTGTGCATTCCACCATGCTTGAGTGAAGGCTGTATTTCCCCCCATCTTTAGATACTCATTGGCATCCTTGTGTTCAAGGTGTACAATCTTACATTTATTAGGGGCAAACAACTGAGCCACTTCCTCTGTAGCTTTACGTCCAGCCTTGTCCATATCAAAGCACAAGACTACTGTATCATAACTATCCAGATAAGAGAATGCTTTCTTACAATCCCGTAATGCTCCTGCTGATCCTGTCTTAATAGAAACACAAGGCCACTTTGAACCCATCATTTGATAAGCAGACATGGCATCAACTTCCCCCTCACACACAGTAATATACTTACCTTTAGGGGAAAATATATTCTGACCAAAGAGAACAGCATTGCTTATGTCACCCTCTGACCATATCTTCTTATCTTTAGTTTGCCTTACCTTGGTAGCTATCTGGTTACCTAGTTCATCAAAGTATCCGTACAGGTGGTGGGTTACCATACTACCATCACTTTTAATCTTTGTATTATATTTCTTGGCAGTGTCCATAGAAATTTTACGATCACTTAACTCACCCCAATTTCCAGTTGTAGACATAGGCTTTACCTCTTGCTTTGGCATGGATAAAATGTTGTCACCAAACCTAGTTTCACAAGCAAAACAATAAGAATATCCTGCTGCATGATTTACATTGGCATCACTGGAGCCACACTTAGGACATGATCCACGGTCTAACCATTTCTGTTCTTGCATCACACCCCCGGTCCCGGCCATGTGCCATCTAAAATTTCTGTCATTCGTTCACTCCTTTTATCTTCCCTTTCTAAAGGATAAGCACTTACTAAACACTTCCATGATATCGGAAACAAATTAGCCATATAGTATGCAATGCTCTCTGCTATCCATCTGGTTTCTGTTTGTGCATCTTCCATCAATCTAAGGTTACACACTCTGGCAAAAGCATAGAGACTACCAGACCAGTACCATTGTGTCAACATGGATTGTGGAAGTATAGCCCTTGCTTGTTCTGGGCAGACACCAGCCTTTATCATTTCTTTATATGTATGTTCACAAAGTTCAATAGCCTTTCTATATTTCTCATTGATCCATTGACTACCATAGACTTCATGATCTGTTGATCCCTGCTTCTTATTCTTTGCCCGTTCTCTCCACGACAGAGGATACCAGAATTCAGGGTCTTTGTCAACATATCTTCTACTGACTTCATTCCAAGCCAACCCAACCTGATGCTTTATCAACTGTCTGGCTACAAATATGGGAGCATTTATCTTGAAGGTAACATAGCAATGAGAGAAGGGTGACCAATGCCCATGATCTGAAAGGTACTTAATCAACCTTTGATCTGATGGGTCTAATTCATACTCTGTCTTTCCCTCTACCATGTCTTGATTAAAAGAAACTCTGGCAGAATCTACAACAGTCTGATCATTACCCATACTATTAATATAAATTACGTTTGTTTCTTTCATCTTATTAATCCTGCAAAAAACTCCTTGGAAAAGACCATCGTTTTATAATAGCACACTTGGGTATGGTAATCAATCCTCCATACTGTGCTTCTGTTGATATGTCATAATTATTAATTGATCCTGCCAATGTAATGTAGATACTATCTTCATTCACCAACATGCCACATGATTTAATTCTCATGGGTTTTAATTCTCTGACTTCCTGTTCAGATTTCCAATCTGCATCCACATACTCAGCAGAATCAATCCACTCCAGACATATAACTGTTTCATTCATCTGCATCTGCCCATGTTTCTTTTATAAAATTATCTACAAAGGCTTCTTTATCTGACATGATATCATCCACCTCTCTCTTGGCTAATCGTTTAGATTCTTTCACATCATAGCCTTCAGCCTTGTATTGTCGAGTGATGGAACGAAACAATCTTTGTCGTTCTCTTTGTAACATTGTATTAGTCATTGGTATGCATCTTATTCTGTGTATGAAGTTCAAGTTCTCCCTGTACTTCAGCCAACTCTGCTTGCATTCGTTCAAAGATATATTCTTTATCTTTCCCATGTTTCTCCAGCCATGATCCTCTGGACATAATGGTAGCATCCTCTTCCATATCCATGAGCCATGATTTAATTTTACTCATTGCTCTCCACTCCTTTATCGTTATTCTTTTCATTTGAATTAACTCCCATTGGGAAGCCCTTAATGATTTCTTTGTAATTTCTCTAATGTATTCTCCATTTACCTTATCATAAATAGCTTCTTTGTCAAGCCCATATTTTTCCAAGAAAGCCTGTCGTCCAATCAACAAGGCATCCTCATCCATCAATTCATCAAAGAGATAGGCTCTGTTTGCCATGTCATTCCCTGTTACTGGGATCTTCCATTAAAGCCCAACCACTCATACCACTTCCAAAACTTTCCTCTGGACTTATCTTTCTTCTGAGAGAATATATTTCTTCCTGTAATGCTTTTATTCTTTTGTGAGACAGGTTCAATTGTCCCTGTAACTCCTTCACATTTCGTCTTAGTTCCTTCTCTATGTCCATCAGATGTTCCTTTCATTTGATCATATATATCATAGGCTTCTTGAAAAGTCAAGAAGGTTGTGGATTTTTCTCCCACAGAATCAATGATGTGCCAACCACCTGCCCATCGTTCAATCTTCAATTTCTTCACGGGGTTGCCCCTCATACCAAGCATGGAAGCAGGGGTCTGACATCTTTGGTTTATGATTCCATACCCCTGTTGCTACCCACTTGTACCTAGGCCATGTTGCTGTGTGCCCTATTCCATTTGGTTTATGTGAGTCCATTAGTTCCCAACGAACCCACTTCCCATCCAATTTACGTTTCTTTATTTCTATTCGTGACATTTCAATGTACCCTCATCAATCCAAGATAAACATCTTCCATAAACATTTTAGGTGGAAACAAATGTTCTTTACAAATCAATTCCATATATCTCCAAGCTGAATCCTCATCAATAAAAGTTTTAGCAGACCCGTCATCATCCATTAACACATCAGGCAATGGATAATCTTTATGCTCTGGATCTGTTCTGACAATGACGAACATTGAAATTTTCCCTGTGTTTTATTTTACG